CCACAACCTGACGAAAAAGCGTTGATGTGGGTGGCAAAAAACCCTTGGTTTCAAAAAGACCAGATAATGACCGCCACGGCCTATGGGATAGACCAGAAGCTCCAATCCGAGGGTGTAGTGGCAGGGTCAGACGAATATTACACTAAGCTAGACAAACAAATGCGTGAAATATTCAATGACCAATTTGCCGACACGGAGGCAAAACCCAAACACCACGCAGTTGTCGCCCCTGTTTCCCGAAGCACCGCCTCAAAAAAAGTCCGCTTGACTACAGAACAAGTACGGCTGGCAAAGCGGTTAGGACTAACAAATGAGCAATATGCACTCGAAGTAATGAAATTGGAGAATAAATAATGGCCAACATACCCGTCAAAATGCCCAGAGATGTAGACACTAGAGCATTGAGGGAACGCCCAAAACAGTGGATGCCCCCCGGGCTATTGCCAACCCCAACACCAGAACCCGGGTTCTCGTTCCGTTGGGTAAGGACAGCCACATTAAATAACGCCGACCCCAGCAACATGACGAGAATGCAGTCGGAAGGGTATGAGCCTGTCACGGTAGAATCACAACCCCACATGAAGGTATTGGTCAGCTCCACTGGCAATTACGTCGGATGTGTGGAAATACAAGGCTTGGTGCTTTGTAAAATACCCACCGAATTTTTGGAACAGCGGGAAAAACATTACTCCCAACTAGCTAAAAGCCAGATTGAAGCGGTGGACAACAATTATATGCGCGAAAGTGACCCTCGGATGCCCGTTTTTAGCGAACGCAACACCAAGGTTTCTTTTGGCAAAGGCAAATAAACAAAGGAGTTTAATATGGCCTACCCAGTTGTAGCAGCCCCTTACGGGTTTAAACCCATCAACCTGATTGGTGGACAATGTTTTGCGGGTTCGACCCGTATGTTTCCTATAGCCTATAGCTATGGCACTGCGCTTAACTTTGGCGACTTAGTGGACATTAGTGCTGGCAGCGTAATCGCCACATCTCTTACATATGCAAGTACCACTGTCACCAATGGTCATTTGGGGGTGTTTCTTGGGTGTTCTTATACATCACCCCAAACAGGGCAAAAGATGTTTAGCAACAGCTACCCTGCCAACACGCTAGCCAACGATATTATGGCGTATGTGGAGGATGATCCGGACGCTATATTTAAAGTCGTTATGGTGGCATACAGTGCAACGGCATACACTTCACTACTTCCTGTATCCCAAGCCTACATCAGTACAAACGTTACCGTAAACAGTGCCGGCACACCAACAAACAACAACTTAGTACCAGCCAACGCCACATCGGCGATGGCAGTGCAGCCGACAGCCTCCACTAACGCACGATCAACCGCTACGGCCCCGTTCCGTATTGTCGGGTTAGTGCCTGAAACTGCGGTGGTCGTGCCTATCACAGGAACTACATCATCCACCACCTTAACACTATCGGCGGCTAACAGCATCTTAAGTGTCGGTATGCAGGTGTATGGCCCCGGTATTTTCCAAGGGGCATATAACTATATTACGGCTATTTCAGGTACAGCCGTGACGCTAGCTAATGCTGTGTCAACCGCCCAAGCCACCGCTGTCAGTTTCACCGCAGTAGGCTACCCTGAAGTGTTGGTTAAGTGGAACTTCGGTCACCACTCATACTATAACGCTGTCGGTCAATAATTAGGAGAGTTATAAATGGCAACTATTTCAAGAGCGCAGCTCCTAAAAGAGTTATTCCCCGGCCTAAATGCTTTATTTGGGTTGGAATATGAAACATACGGTGAAGAACATAAAGAAATTTATGCCATCGAAACGTCAGAACGTTCGTTCGAAGAAGAAACTAAACTGTCGGGTTTTTCTGCCGCACCTGTCAAGAATGAAGGTCAAGCGATTGCCTATGACAATGCCCAAGAAGCATGGTCTGCACGGTATAACCACGAGACTATCGCTTTGGGGTTCAGTATCACAGAAGAAGCTATCGAAGATAACCTTTATGACTCGATATCTGCCCGATATGTGAAAAGTTTAGCCCGTGCAATGGCTTACACCAAGCAAGTCAAAGCGGCAGCTATTTTGAACAATGCCTTCTCTTCCCAATATGTAGGCGGTGACAGCGTATCATTATGCAGCTCAGCGCATCCGCTAGTGAATGGCGCAACCAACAGCAACACGCCCACCATACCGGCCGACCTGAACGAGACTTCATTGGAAAATGCGGTTATCCAGATTGCCGGATGGACTGATGAGCGTGGTTTGTTGATCGCGGCCAAACCCAAGAAGCTGGTTGTGCCACCTGCGTTACAGTTCGTGGCCACCCGATTGTTGGAAACTAACCTGCGTGTAGGCACTACCAACAACGACATCAATGCCATTAAAAACAACGGTGTTGTGCCGGGGGGTTACGCAGTCAACCATTATCTGACTGACATCAACGCATGGTTCTTGCTGAGTGACGTTCCTAACGCCCTTAAACATTTCGTCCGCACCCCTATGCAAAACACAATGGACGGCGATTTCGATACGGGCAACGTGCGCTATAAGAGCCGTGAGCGGTATTCGTTCGGATGGAGCGATCCACTGGGCGTCTACGGGTCGCCCGGTTCATTCTAATAAAACTTATGCACCC